TCTATCTTGAGGCGCAGGATGTCAATAAGAGTTATGCACAAGGGGCAGAGCTTGACGCAACTTATCTTTGGGATTCTACCACCCTTGAGACCGCCGATGTATTGGCTTCCGGCTTTATGAATTATCTTACCCCGCCTACCTCAAAATGGTTCAGGCTGCGCTCAAAGAACCCCAAGATTGCCGAGAATAAAGATGTCTGCGATTTCCTTGAGGACGTGGCAAGCGAGGTTTATTATACGCTCAACAAATGTAATTTCTACGACCAATGCTTCCCAGCGTTCAAGTCTTCTGGTGTATATGGTACATCCTTGTTGCTTGAGGAAGAAGATATGGAAGACGAGGCGCGTTTCTTCAATATGCCGTTGAAACAAGCCGTCATAGTCGAGGATGCCAGAGGTCGGGTCATTGAATATTATATTGAGTTTGAATATACCGCATTTCAGGCAGCAACCCGCTGGGGCAAGGATGCTCTTAGGCAGGAATTGCAGGAAGAATTAAATAGAAGGCGGGAGCAGAAACATAAATTCCTCTTATTCATCGGCAAGCGCTTTAAGCGCGATGTAAGAAGCGAGCATAAATCCAACCTGCCTATTGAGGCATTATGGATAGATGTTGACGGCAGGGTCATAGTTGAGGAAGGCGGTTATAATGAATTCCCGGCAATGTGCCATAGGTTCGATAAGCGACCATTCATCTCCTGGGGATTTTCTCCTGCTATGAAGGCGTTGCCATTTGCAAGATTGCTGAACGCAGTCGCCAAGACTAACCTGAGAGCAATGATGAAAAGGACAGACCCGCCCATAGCCATACCGGATAATGCTTTCATTATGCCGTTTAACGCCAACCCCAGGGCAATCAATTATTACAAGAAGACAATAATGGATGCCGGCTCAAAGGATATCTTTGCCTTTGCCAATTATGGAGACCCGTCTTTTGGTATGAATGCCGTTGAGTATTACGCCCAGAAAGTTAAGGGGCTTATGTTTAATGATGTATTCCTGGCCTTTGAGGGCATTACTAAACAGATGCAAAACCCTGAGGTATTTGAGAGAATAAACGAGAAGATGACCTTGTTAGGTCCGGCAGTAGGCCGCTGGACTGCTGAAGTATCAAATCCAATCATTATCAGAACCATAGGCATATTATACCGCAGGGGAAGATTGCCGAGGGTGCCTGATGAGATGCTTGATAACCCTGCCTATGAAATAGATTATGTATCTATGCTGGCGCAAGCGCAAAGAAGAAGCGAACTCAATTCTTTGGTTACCGCTTTGACGATGACAGGGCAGATGGCTAACTTTGCCCCTGAGATATTAGATGGCGTTGACCCTGATAAGACAAGGGATGAGGTTTGGGGGATAACCGGCGCGCCCGTAAAAGTGCTTCGTAGCGATGACGAGATACAAAAGATAAGGGAAACCAGGGGTCAAAAACAGGCGAGGGCTGAAGAATTGATGATGATGCAGGAAGGCGCAAAGACAGTCCAATCGGCTGCGGCTGCTGATAAATTGTTGGCAGAGGCATCTGCTACAGGAAGGAAAACACTTGAATAAATGACCATAAGACCGTCTTTTGTAGTTTATCTGAATAATGTGTTTGGACTGCATAATAGCGGATTATGTGCCGAGATAGGAGTTTCATCAGGGCGTAATGCTTCAGCAATGCTGAATCAATCAGATATTTCTTTAATACTGGTTGATGATTATGTAACCAATGTAGAGTTCGCTGACGCAGAGGAAAGGGCTAAGAAAACACTTGAATCGTTTGGGCATAGGATATTCTTTATAAAGAAGCCGTCAATAGACGCAGTCAAAGAAGTCAGAGATGAAAGTTTAGATTATGTTTATATTGATGGCGGCCACGACTACGCAGATGTCAAGAGTGATATTGAAGCGTGGTATCCTAAACTCATAGATAAAGGAATGTTGGCAGGACACGACTTCTGGAAGAAGTCAGTAACTGAAGCAGTAATTGAGTTTGCCAATAAGGAAAAAGTAATAGTTTACGGAGTATCAGTATTCGGGAACATCGGAAGCGGAGTCGTAAGTAACGCAGCAATGATGTGCGATTGGTGGTTATTCAAGGGGGTTAGCAATGGGATTAACTGATATTCGTTATGTCAAAGATTTACAATCTAATTTAAGAGCGACCTTTGATACTCCGCAAGGAAAGGAAGTGATGCGTTTCTTGGAGGTTTCCTGCGGCTGGTATGAAAGCATATTTGACCCAGTTAACCGTGATATGATTTTACTCAATGCTGGCAAGCGCGAAGTCCTGGCGACTATAAAAACATTATTAGAACAGCCGGCTGAAACTATTGTTGCAATAGCGAAGGAGAAGGAGAATGCCTAAAGGCACGCGCGTTCATAATCTTTACGAAAAGTTATTGAAGAAAGGTTATTCAAAAGGGAAGGCGGCTCGTATTGCCCAGCACGCGACTGGACAAGCGTTAGCCACAGGAAAAGCACCAAAACACAAAGGAGGATAATAAAATGGCGGATAATCTTGACCCAAATCTGGATAATCAAGACCCAACAGCAGAACCAACTCCATCACCTACACCTACGCCAGCACCAGTAACACCTGCATTCAGTTGGAAATCTAATATACCTGTTGACTATGCTAACAGCCCGACTTTGCAGAAATTCAGCGACGATAAGGATGGTTTATCCAAGGCAATGGAGAGCCATCTCAACCTTGAGAAACTCTTAGGTCATACAAAAGTTCCCTTGCCAAAAGATGATAACGATTTGGCAGGGATAAAGATATTCAACAAGGCGTTAGGCGTTCCTGATACGGCTGACGGTTATCAGTTAAAAGACGCAACAATCCCCGAAGGCATAAAGAACATTTCTTTTGACAAGAAGCAGTTCGCCGAGGTAATGTTAAAAAGAGGCGTACCTCCCAGATATGCCGGTAAATTATGGGATGATTATGTGGAGATGTCTCTTGCCGCGTATAATAGATATGTTACAGAAAACGATACTCACTTGGCGGAGATGACCAATGGCCTGCGTACAGAATGGGGTGATGCATACGATACCAATGTTGAGTTGGGGCAGATGGTGATAAACAAATTCTCCGACGATGATGAAATGAACGATTTTATCACCGCCTCGATGCTTAAAGACCCCAGGGGCGTAAAGTTCCTTACTAAGATAGGCGGACAGTTCGCCGAGAATAAAATAGGCGACTTTAAATATCAGAGATTTGCGCTTTCACCAGACCAGGCAAAAGAAGAATTGAGCAAGATACGCAACGACCCTAACCATCCATACCTGAATCCAAAGGCGACGCAGGAGGAACACGACAGGGCTGTTGAGTATGTGAATCAATTAGAGGCGATAGTATTCAAGGCAATACAGCCGCCTCAAAGATAGAGCAAGGACAAGCGGTCAATCGCCCCGCAGCTTTATTATTTGGTTAGGTCAGAGAAACTGAAATGTCCTGACAAATAATATTGCGAAAGAGATGACCCCCTTGTAGGGGACAATCAACTCATAAGCAAAAGTTGAAAGTTTCCTAACAAGGGGGTTTTTCTTTACGAAAGGGGTAACAAATGGCGGATACACAGAGTGAAATATATGCGCAAGCATACGGCCGAAATATTATGCAGCTTGCCCAGCAGAAATATGCTAAACTTATAAATTATGTGTTTATGAGGCCGAACGTAACGGGCAAGACATTCTTCCAGGACAGGATAGGGTCTTGGAGTATGTCGGTAAAAGGCGGGCGGAATGTGCAGACACCGAACAATGACCCGTCATTAAGCAGGCGTATGGGAACGCTTGTGGACTATCACGATGCAAGGCTTCTGGATAGGGGCGATGAATTGCGCACCATATCCGACCCGAGAAGTGCATACACCATAGCGGCGGCAGGTTCATTGGGCAGGAAGATTGATGATGTAATCCTGTCTGCGGCTGTCGGGACTGCGTATTATGGCGAGACAGGCACATCCAGCGTTACTCATTCCAACACCGTAGCAGTAACCACTTGCGGCTATCCGACTTTGGCCAATATCACAGCTATCAAGTATGCATTTGATAATGCTGA